GTACCGCTGTCCCAGCAGACCAATGAATGATCTGATAGAGCACCGGCTGACGCAGCCACAGGGAGATACATGATTTTCGTTCGTCCTTGTTTTCGTATAAACATATGCGTTTTTTTGTTACACTAACCCAATCTACTTCGACTTTAAAATTAGTTAGATTGTACCCTTATTTTTTTTCCACGAGATTAAGCGTCTTCTCTGACGTTGTGGTATCTCGCCTTAACGCCGGCGATGAGCGATGGTTGCGGGAGAAGGATTTGCACCTCCGGTCTCGGCGTTATGAGCGCCGCGAACTGCTACTGTTCCATCCCGCTTTATTGGGCAAGTTAATTTTAGTTTAACCTGCCCGCTATGCTATTCCCCGAGTTGTTCAAGAATTCCCACTAGCGTTCTCAATTGCCACTCCGGTATTGGTTGCCTCTCTGCGACATTCTGCCCTGGAACACTCTTTGCTGTTATGCTTAGCAAGAAACCCTTCAAGAACACTGTTTGATCTAACGTCAATTCAATCTGTTTCTTATCGTTCATCCATCCTTCCGTGAATTTATCTTTCAACTTAAGAAATAACTTATAGTCCTTCAGATCGTATAACCGAGTGTCAAACTTCATGAATAGTCCGTTCAATAATCCCATGTAGTCATCTCGCTTGTACACCTTCTCTCCGTTCAAATCTTTTACCTGCTTCCCCTTTTTATCTATTCCTTCTTCTTGGACCATATCGATGACTATCGGTTTGATCTTGTTCTCCGGCGCCACAGATGACGCGCCAGTATCTTTCATTTGTTCTTTGCTCATAAGTTTATTTTTTTATGCTTTTTAATATTTGCTGAACATCGACCATTGTCCTCTCGTAAAGTTTCTTGCCCCATAGCTGTTCTGACGCGCCGTCTAGACTCATGTTGATTGACGTTGCGGTCAGAGTAAGGAAATGGTCAATGTCTTCTACTTTAACCTCTGCCTCTAAGAAAACTTCCAATATTTTATTCACCACTATCCGGCCCATTGCCTCTCTGAGTTTAGTCATGTCGCCCTGATCCACTGTGATGATCTGCGACACTATCTCTAGTGGCCTTTCCTCTATTGAATCGTCTTCGTAGGTGATTTTGACCACATCTTTCTTGCCGATGAAAGTCTTTCTGTCAATCGGCTCCATGAGTTTGACCTTCTTCGGGCCGATGAAGTTCGAATATGAGACATTCGGAGTTGATACTCCGCTTGTAGTTGATTCTTCTACCATATCTTTTTTTTATTAAGCTAGTTAACGAATCTTTGTTTAAAGAATTCAATCCAATATTCTCTGCGAAAATTGACCTTTGAATTACATCTTCTACAAAGTGTAATCAAATTTTCGGGATTACAATTCTTTTTATCATAGTCAATGTGATGAACCGTGTCGCCGTATTGACTACAATTCTGACAAATATAATTATCTCTTTCTCTAATTGCTCTTTTAAGAGTTTGCGTCCATTCTACAGGATAAGATTCAAAAGATACTCCACCCTTCCAATTCGAAGACTTCTCTCTCAATGCCTTGCCTTTTCTATTTATGGACATTTTTTCTATCGATTCCTCTGAATGATGTTTACCCAACATTCCTTTTCCGTTGTTTTCGCTAATCTTATTTCTAGTTTCTTTTGAATGGTGTTTGCCCCTCATTCCATAATTAGGATTTATCTTAGCGTTTCTTACCCTTGCTTCTCTAAATAATGGTGTAATTTTTCTAGTCTTAGCTCCCTCGCTCATTCTTTTTAAAGCATATTCCGAACGTTTATAAACTCCCATTGGCATAATAAATAATTATATTTTTATGTTCATCAATTTACAAACCGCACATCAATATTATACTCCTTGCCGCTCTCCAGTGATATGACTTTTAATGCCACATCGCCGGTCGCCTCATCTACCATTTTCTGCGCGATCTTTGCTTTCTCTTGAGTATAAAGTCGATTAAAATCTCTTAGATTATATTTACCAGTGGTCCCGTCATCGAATATCACTTCCAATTCTTGCGCCTCTACCCATCTCTGCGTGACCGGATCCTGATAAACTTCGTCTCTGGTAGTTCTCCATCCAAGAATAATCTTGCCAGCTATTTTTCTGAGTCTGACTTCTTTGGGGATTGCCGTTTGATGTCGAGAATACCACAACGCCATCTGTTTCTTGTCTGCCACCGAGATCAGCATATCTCTTTCGCCTCTCATCGCATCCATGTCCTTCTTCATACTCTCAACCAATTTGAGAACATCTGCGAGTTGTGGCTTTGACGCGGCACCGGCACCCAGTTCTTTTTCTACCGTTGGCTTTTTCGCTTGTTTTGATTCTGTCATATAGATGTTAAATTAAATTTATTAAATTATTTTTCCAATACTCCCTGTTAAATTGTGTCCTTCCGTGACATTCATCACATAATGTTATTAGATTTCCAGGATTACAATTCCTCCATTTTATTTTTAGTTGCACGAGAATGTTTCCTCTCTATGAACCCTGAATGTCCTTTAACAAATGACATAATTAAATAAGGTTGTATTTCTTAAGTTCTTGGTCATCAATGCCAAGATTGTGCGCTACATTCTCTGCGCCAGGAGAAAGCTTACCCTCTGTCGGCATCTTTGTTTGAGGGATTCCACCTTGCGCCGAGATCACACTAGCGCTGAAAGGATTCACTGGCCGGCCACCGGTTGCCAAGATATACGCCTGATCGATTCTCTGCTTTCTCTCATCCTCTGTCGCAACATCTCCCTTAAACGAATTATAGAAAAATAATACCTTGTCTTTCAATTCCTTCTCATCTCCTACCAGATTGCCGATCATGTCCTCAACGACTTTCTTTTTAGCTGACGCGCCAATCTCCTCAATCTTTTTGCTGGTGTCTGCTTTTACTTCTTCTATGCTCTTTTTCAATCCCGCTATCTCGTCTTCTCTATCCTTGATCACCGTGCGTTGGCCGGCGAGATTCTTATCCTTAGCTTTCTCTGTCGCTAGTGCCGATTCCTTTTCAGCGAGTTGAGTATTTAGATCATCGATCTCTGCCTGACGATCAGCGTTGGCTTCATCGATTGCTTCGGCCCGGACATCAGCTAGCTTTGACTCTACTTCTGCCGGCGTTAATGCTTCGACGGTATTACCGTCCTTGTTTGTGTACTGTCCCATAATAAATTTAATTAAATTGTCTTAATTAAGGTTTCGACTTTTACTGCGCCTTTGTTAACAACAGAGCGCGAAACTGCGAGAGTCGACCATTAAACATTGGCCTAGCTAAAATAAACTATCCAATATCCCCTATTAAAATTTGTTTTTTGGTGGCAACTGTCACAAAGAGAAATAAGATTTTTGGGGTCAAGGTTGTCTTTATTATAATCTATATGATGAACAGACAATTTTTTGTGCCACCCCACTAATTCATTTTGATGTATTCCACAACCAGACATCTGACAAGTATGTTTGTCTCTTTTTCTAATACTTTCTTTTAAATCATCGGTCCAATCGCTTGGATACGGTTCTTCCCATATTCCACCCCGCCAATTTGGATTTTTATCTCCCCTTTGAGCTTTTCTAAGTTTATTTAAAATTTCTTCTGAAGGATGTCTTCCTATAATTCCATTAGGACCAAAACCGTTTTTATTTCCTTTCATCTTCTCCTTTATTTTTCTCTTAGTTTCTTCTGTGTGATGTTGGCCACTCATTCCTTTGCTTTTAGACATATTATTAAATTTTATTTTTTATATCTCTCCTTTCTCCGGCGGTTCCTCTGCTGGCCTGAACTTAGAATGCGAGATATTTATTTGATCACTAAACCAATTCTGTATCAGAATCAATCCGTTGATTATTCCCCGATTGAACATCAGCTGATCTTGATTCTGCGCCTTCGTTCCTATCTCTATGAGTTGCGCCCAGATAAAAAGCTTTAATACTTTTTCAAAATGCGACCGATAGAATGACTCCGATGATCCCGCTCTCTCGAAGAGTTCCGCCTCATCTAACTTCTCCTTTTCTAATTCATAGATATCGTCCATATCGATTGACGCGAGCTCATGCCGCAATAGCGTGATTATCTTTTCACTGTCCAATTGTTCGCTCATATAAAAATTATTTTAATATTAAAATTATTGTTGGCCATTGGCGCCTGGCTGTTGAATGCTTACTCTTGGCCTTTTTATCATTGGCGCTGATCCACCTCCATTTTGCTGTTCTGGCGCTACTGGCGCGCCTCCTGGCGCCACTACTTGCCCTCCTGGCTCCATACCTGGTATCACTGGCGCTATCGTTTGCTTCTCGAACAGCTTGGTTGGGTCCTCTTCCCACACCTCGGCAAATCTCTCTTCGATGTGCGAAGGATTGAATACTAGTCCAAGATTCTTGCCTTGAGTTATCATTGTCTCAAACATCAGTTTTGACATCTCGCTTGATTTCTTCTCTCTGGCCACGACGTTGACTGTCCAAGTTAACTTCGCCTCTTCTAATTCCCTTGGGTTCAATGCGATGATTCTAAATGGCACGCCATATTGCTCTTGCATCTGATCTTCCCTGTTCATCAATTCTTCCGATGTCATCTTCTCTTCGGTTGGCATAACCATCCGAATGCCTGGCCCTTCGCCATCAATATTCCTTTGCCTGCTTACTATTCGATATCTATTTCTTAACGCCTGCCTTGCCTTGTCTAGAACATTATCGATTGGATTGAACCAGTTCTTGAGCAGAGTCATCAATCTTAAAATTGCTAATTTCTTTTCCAATAAACTGGCCGTAAATATTGTTAACCCTAACATCATCTTAGCCTGTCGTTGAATCTCTACGATCTGAGTCGCAGTGACTTGGCCTGATTCTGGAGATCCGGTGAACGTCTGCGAAGTCGTGTCGCGGTCAATGCCATTGGTCATCAGTTTAATCATACTAAATTCTCCATTGGTCACGCCCTGCACTTCGTATGGAGATATCGGCACCAACGTTCCCGGCTGAATGCCCATCGTGATTGTGTTCGGCCGTAATACGTTTGGCGATATAACCCTGCCACTAGTATTAACATATGGCGGCAAATAAGATTTTTTATCTTTAAGCAATGCCAGTTTTGTCATCTCGTCCAGCATCTGCACTGGATTTTTATTTTCAAATAAAAATGATTTGCCATACGAAAAGTCTGCTCTGATTGGTTTATAGTTTTGTTGCGCGATATTATATTCTCTGTGGCCCCATGGAAAAGGAAATCCAAGAGGCAACATCGGAACGCTGTTGATAATTATTTGATACTCGCTGTCCGGCTTGCTCTGATATTTTATAACTTCTAAATCTTTATTCTCGCTCATCGCCTCTAGCAATCTCCAATCTCCTCTGACCATTGTTCCCATCGCTTGTCCGCCGGTGAATGAAACTGTCGCGTTGGGATTAACATGCTTGAACATTTCAAATCCTCCGTAGATTGCCTTTGCCTTCTGAAATGAAAGATATTGCACTGTGAAAATGTATGGCTGTTCGCTGATTAAATATTTCGTCAGATCTCCCAGATAAACAGAAAGACCACTCAGAATATTTCTGGTTGGTCTGCCTTGTTGCCTTACTATTTTATTTTTTATTTTTACTCCGCGAAATTGTCCGTGATAATTTCCCACGACTTCTCTCTCTATCACTAATCTATCATTCCATAATTCTTCCACGAACACGAAGCCCTGTTTTAACATTTCATATTGCCTTAGCATTTTCTTTTCTTCGTCTTCGTCCAGCTCTTCTGTTTTGTCAATCACATCTTCCATCGCGTTTCCTAATTTCGTAATTGCTATTTCGTCTTCATTGTATGCGACGATGTCAGCTGACAAATTTAATCCTAGCAATGAAGATAGAAATCCGAATAATTTTGTTCGAAGCGTTCCCGATTTATATTGAATATCATTTTTATCTTTCTTCGGTTTCAATTCAACGTTCGCCATCGCCTCATTCGATTGATGATATTCGGTAAACGTCATGTAGTCAAACTCTTTGTGATTTTGCTCTCTGATCGTCGCAGAATTTTCTAATTTCTTTTGAAGTTTGTTCAGATATTTTTGCTCTTCCTCTGAATAAGTTGGCGGCACAATAACAAGATTCTCTTGATCTTCGACGAGAACACTATTTGTTGGCGCTGTTAATGTTACTCCATTCATCTCCGGCGCTGTTAATGTTACTCCCCCTTGATTTGCCATATAATTTATAATGTAACATATAATGACATTCTCGGCATAGAGTAATGCCATTATCTAAATTAAATCTTAGTTTAGAATATTTTGTCCAAGACTTTATATGATGTGCTTGTAAATAAATCGGCTCTCCCTTTTTATCTTTCTTAATGAAACCAGATTATTACCCTTTTGAAATCCTTTTAATCCTTTTGGCATATATTTTATAAATAAATAAAAGGGCCGTCTTTATTTTTCATAAAAATTTCCCTTTTCTATTTAATTTAATTGTAGTCTTATTTTTTAATATCGCAAGCGTCCTCTCATAAAGTTATCCCCTGTTTACCAACAACCATTTTGTCGATGCGGTGAATATGGTTTCGCCTCTATTCCGGGAACGGATTGTGCGGGTCAAAACTCTTGTCCTCTCTCATCCTTTCCATCTCTTCTTCTTCTGGGTCCATCGGCACCATGTCAATCGTAGCGAACGTATTGGCCAGCGCATCAGCCACGTCCGGCGATTGTATTCCATCCTTCAGCATATCCTCTTTACTCATTATCTGCATCTTGCCTCGCTTGCCCTCTAATTGCACCCGATACCTTATTTTAGATAATTCATACCAGTCGTCATCTCTCTCTAGCTTTCCCCCGGCCAAGACCCATTCTCTCAATCTCCAATAATTCTCCGCTCTCTTATTTACGAACCTACTCTCATCGATTGCCTTCTCTGCGTTGTTGACTCCTATCACCCATCCAGGTTTCATTCTGTTTAGCAAATCATAATGGCCCTTGCCTACTCCTATTTTATCAATGGCCGCCTCCTGCGGATTATCACTTTCTTTTATGTTCAGCACCACCTCGACCAAGTTCATTGTGTCCGGATCCCCGCTCTTGTGCAACTTGCGCGCGAAGTTTGAATATCTTTGAATCACTACGCTGAAGTTCTTGCCACCGCCGGCCACATCCACTCCTAATTTATTTACTCCGAACCCTCTGGCCGTATCAATCATCGCCCGCTCGACTTCATCTCTTGTCAATAATTGTATCCATCCTTTGTTCTCCATAATTCCTTGCTTTGGAAATTTGCACTCATAGAGCACATCGAAGAATGGCTGTTTGCGCATCTCGTCTACATACGCCGGCAAGAGTCTTCCTTCTTTTATTGCCTGATGATAGTCGATTATTACTTTATGATAATTATCGTCATCGTGAGATTTTCTAAAGTGATCGCTCTCCCAGGGATTGCCAACCTTAACCAAAAAATTCTCTGGTTGATCGCCCAACATTCTCATCACCAGCGCGTGATCATTCTCGTTGATCAGAGCGCTCTCGTCCTCTACTACATTCGGCGCGCCCAATCCCATTGCTCCGGCGGCCGTAGTAATAAACAATTCACCCAACAGTCCGTACCCTAAATTAAAATTTATTTTATCCTTATTTCTAAATCTCTTAATTCTCTCTTCATCTTCTCCTTTGGCGAAGATAAATTTTGCTCGCATATACTCACTGTCAAAAATATGTTTAATACAATCGCCAATGATGATTCCCGCCTTTTCTTTTTCTCCGGCCGCTATCGCCCACTTCTCTGCATAGGTTGAAATGCGCGTCAGCACCGCCATTGAAATCGTTTCTGATTTTCCGTAGCGGGTCGGCGTTTCAATATGAACGCGCGGATGCTTTTTCTTGGCGATTGCGTCGAATATCTCTACTTGGCCATCTGTCAAAATAAATGGCTGACCCTTGTCATTTTTGAAGAATCTCTTGACCCACTCCCGACTATTTGTTTTATCATCAAAGTCTACCATAACCCTCAAAAGGCCTATCTTGGCCCATTATTGCCTATTAACGTCGCGTCACGATCGCGCTACGCTTGTTTATTTCTTATAGTCGCCCTATCACCCGACTATCTTCTAGCTTTCAAGCCACGTCTTCACTGAGTTCGTTAAATCCTCTAACGCCTGCGAATGAACATTCATTTGTTGCGACTCCTGCCATTGCTCGACGAACTGCAACCAAAGCTTTACCTCCGCCGCATTTCCTTGTTTCATTATCTGCCGGTAAATTGAGATCATCACGTTCGGCGTTAGCTTCTTAAGCCAGAACCCGATGCTATCTTTTATTAAATTATCCTCTTCTATTTTTTTATTCCAGTCGCTTAATGTTTCTTGAGCCACTTTATATTTCGTCGCAAATTCGGTCTGATTTTTGAGTGTCAATAATTCCACCGTGATTGGGTCGTCGATTCCCAGCGCATTCATTTCGCTTATTGACTTTCCTTTTAGAATTCCAGGCAAGGATCGCCACATCACATAAGTTTGGAAGTCTTGCATCTTACGGACAGGACGCTTTTTTATTGGTTTAGTTTGGTGCTTAGTTTTTTCTACTCTTGGCATATTTTTCTCTTAATTTTTTAATTAAATCTTTTAATAAACGAGAATAGAATTCTGCTTGAGCCATTTTATACCCAAGCATAAATTGTTCCGACGATGCTACCGCCATCGTATCATTTATATATTCTATTTGTTTTTTCACCTCATCCAAAGTCTCTTTGGCTGTCGCTATCTTTGACCTCTTCATTATCTGACGACTTTCCTCTCTGACCCTACCACCAAAAAAATTAAGTTGACAAAGAAGATAATCAAAATCACTCTTACTAACCTCAGCACCTTTCCTCATAAACCAACCAATAATATCGTTTGCTATTTTTTTATCCCACCTCTCGTCTGCCTTGTGTTCTCTATTAAAAATCTTCTTTATCGTCATATGGTTCAAATTTAAAATAAATTATTCTAGATATTAACTTTATTATCCAACACATCCATCTTGGATGATACTCCCCATAAACTTCATCAAATTGTTGCTCTGTTAATTTCATACTATTTTATCTCTTTTATCTTCTTAAACATCCACACTGCCGAGACGTTGGCCCAGTTGTTATCTGTCCTCAAGAACACTCTCTCTAGCATAACATATTTTGAGGTTGGGCGCCACGTGCAGTTATAGATTATCCTGCCGCCAGTCTTGCAGACCCTCATCGCCTCGAAGAATGGCGCCTGTCGCTTGAAAAAACTTAACTTCCAGGGCGGGTCGCTGATCACCGTGTCAAATGTTTCGTTCGTGAATGGCAAGTGATTCATATCTGCTTTGACTACTTCCTCGCTCTGTGGCTCTAAATCTATTTTAACGTCTCCTAATTCTGACAATCCGTTGCAGATATTTATTGAGTAGCCGGCCACGTATGGCCTGATCAGATCCACTACTTGAATTGGCCACACCCAGCTTTCTTCTAGCTGGCAATTCCTGTTTATCTTACCGCCGGCCAGTCGACCGCCCTTCTTAACCTTTTTTCTCCTTAGGCTTTTGATCATAAAATAAATTATCTATTACTTTTAATTCCAATACTTTAGCAATTAGTTCTTTTAATCTTTGCTTTGCTTGCCACTCGAACCAC